CCTAGCCAAAGCCGCCGCGGAAGCCGCCGGATTCGTCCTCGGCGACCAGTATCAGGGCACAACCTCGCGCAACAAGCCGGCCAACGCCAAGCTGCTCTGGGCAGCCGTGGACAACTGGGGCGAGCCTGTGCTCTTCAGCGTGCAGAATTCCGCCGATTGGTCCGCCTCGGAGCGGATCTGGGGGCACTACGCTGGGCCTGACGCTCAGGGTCGGCTGGTCTTTGAGAACCGCGACGGCATCCGCCGGAACAAATTCGGGAGGCGCCGCTAGTGTCTGTCGAGGCGACAACTTGGGTCTGGAAGCACAGCAAGGCTGAGGGCACCGACCTGCTGGTGCTCTTGGCGCTGGCCGATTTTGCCCAGGAGGATCACCGCTGCTACGGGAGCTGGGGGAAGCTGGAGCAGAAGACCAAGCTGTCGCGCCGCACAATCTCCCGCTGCCTCACCCGCCTGCAGGAGTCCGGCGAGTTGATCATGCGGGAGCGCGGCAAGCGCAGGGTCGCCGGGACCGGAAATCAGGCCACAATCTGGGTCATTCCGGTGCCGGACGAGATGGGTGTCAATTTGACACCGGTGTCAACGGGACACCTAAGTGGTGTCAGCGTGACACCTAAGTGGTGTCACCGTGACACCCCAACAGAAGATAACATAAGTAAACGTAGAGATAGCGAACCGCCTCCGGTCGCTGCGCTCCCTTCGGCTCCTGAGCCAATTTCGTTACCCAAAAAACGCAGGGAAAGAAAACCGCACCCAGTCCTTCGCCACGACCTCGACGACGAGGCTTGGCTGGCGCACGTCAAAACCCTCCCGCAATACGCCCACGTGAATTTCGACGCCCTCCTTGAGCGCTGCATCGCTTGGTGCGCGGCCAAGGGCGAAGGTGCGCCGTCCCGCATGCGTTTGATCAAGTGGGCGGACAAGGAGCAGAAGCCGCTGACCATCGGGGCCAAGCGCCGCGATGACGCCGCCGAGCGCCGACGGCAGAAGATGCTCGAGGAAGAGCTGGCGATGAAGGCTGCGTTTGCCGCGGCAAAGGAGGCGGCATGAGCGAAGACTTCTTCGCCGCCTGCGACGGCATCCATGCGCCGGTCACCGAGGGCGCCGCGCGCGTCCTCTCGCCGTGCCGCAAGGGTGAACTGGCTGAAACGCTCTTCATCGCCGGCGCCATGGTTCACGACTGGGAGGTCTTTACGCCCTTCGGCCACGCCCAGACCGCCGACCTGTGCCTTGTCCGCCCCGGCAGCCGCCCGATCACCGTGCAGGTGAAGACCGGCACGATTGACCGCGGAGCCTACCATGTGTCGGTCAAGCGCGGCGCCAAGGGTATAAATCCGCGGCCCTACGCTCTGGGCGACTTCGATGTCCTCGCTGCCTACCTGCCCGACCGCAATCAATTCGTCCTTTGGACGTTCGAGGACATCTGCAGCCGGATCACCATCAGGTATAGCCCTGAGCGCCACCGGCAACCCGGTAATTGGTCATTGCTCGACGATGTTGCCCAATCGCTAACCAATTTAGGGTCTAGGACAACGGATGTCTGACCCCCTCGCCTAATATCCCGCTTATATTTTTATGAAAACCCGCAAGAACACCAAGAAGGTCGCCAAGGCTCCGGCCAAGGCGAAGAACCATGACTTCAAAATCAACGTCGAATACGTCGAGAGGATTGCCGACGAAGCCATCGCCACCGTGATGGCCATGCGATCCCTCGTCCGCCAACTCGCCATGGAACTGGAGGACCGCAAATGACCTACCAGAACGGCAAGACCCTTGGCCTCGAATACGAGCCGGCCGGCCCCCTGTGCGGCCAGCTCGACTTCCGAGCGATCAACCGCGCGTGCGACCGCTTTCTGGTCAAGCGCGGGCTTATCACGGCACCTAGCTTCCGCCGCTCCGAGTGGCTTTTTGGGCGCCCCGCGATGAAACGGAGGGCAGCGTGAGCGCGGATCTGGTAGTCGGCGAGGTCGGATTTGGCCCGACCTTTGCCACCAATCCGGTGGACAACGAAATCATCGCCACCCTGCGCGCGGAGAACCGCGAGCTGACACGCCAGCGCAACCGGCTCATGGAAAAACTCGCCGCTGCAGCCCTGGCTGCCGGCGAGATTTCCCAAAGCCTCACCTCGGAAATTTCCTCAAATTTTCCGCCGGAGAACGCTTGACCCACATGCCAACATTTGCCAACATCTGCCTAGTAATGCCACGACACCACGCAGCACATAAGTGTCATGGATAACGAACTCCCCAGCCCAGAAACCACACCCGAAAAATGGCTCGATCCTTACACCTTGGAATCCATCCCGTTGGTCGCCGCTGCTTGCGACCGCTGGCTTACACGCAGGGCAAACCTACGGAGGCGCGCCAGTGAACGCAATTCTGCTCACCTACCTGCTGCTGACGCTGCTGTTTGTCATAATCGCGCTCATCATTGAGGACAACGGACCCTTCGCATGAAAAAGCAAGCCGCACCGAACAGCCCCGCCGCCGAGCGCTTTGTCCTCGGCTCGCTGATGAATCATCCGGCGTCCCTTGACGAGCACCGCATCGACAACTCGCTTTTCTTCACGCCGGCACACGCTGAGATCCTCGACGCCATCCGCACGACCGGATCGGCAACCAACCTCATCAGCGTCACCGCGGAGTTGGACAAGCGCGGAAAGCTCAAGTTTGTCGGCGGCGCCGGTGAGCTGACCGCAATGTGCGGCGAGGCGTCCTTCGGCGGCGAGGCGCTGAAATACCAGCTCCAGATCCTGACTGACCTCGCCTTCCGCCGCCGCATCATCTCCGAGGCGGCGCGAATGCAGGCTGCGGCCGAAGACCTGCAGTCCGACGTGCAAGACATCGTTGCGCAGGCCGGCGAGAAAGTCCTCGAGATCGGCATGGACCGACCGGCCGACACGCTCGTTCCGGCGTCTGCGGTCGTCCACGAAGCGATGGTCGAGATGGAACGCATCATCGCGTCCCGCGGAAAGCCGCAGGGCATGAGCACCGGCTACGACAAGCTGGACTACAAGCTCGGCGGATTGCGCGCGGGACAGCTCATGATCATCGCCGGCCGTCCGAGCATGGGCAAATCGGCCCTGCTCCTCAACATCGCCCACAAGATGGCCAGGCGCGGCGAAGCGGCGCTGGTCTTCTCGCTGGAGATGATGAAGCCCGACCTCATCAACCGAGTCGTCATCGGCCACAGCAAGGTCGATTACAAGAGAGTCCGCAGCGGACTCATCTCGGCGCATGAGCGCAGCGCCCTGTTCAGTGCCTACCAGGAAGTCTCCGACACGCAGCTCTACATCGACGACGCGACCGGCCAGAGCATCTTCGACATCCGCAGCAAGGCGCGCATCGCCATGCGCCGGTGGAACGTGAAGTGCATCTTCGTTGACTACCTGCAGCTCGTCACCGCCGGTGCGCGCGATATCTCGCAGCGCGAGCGTGAAGTAGCCACCGTCAGCCGCGGGCTCAAGACCATGGCCATGGAGCTTGGTGTCCCGGTCATTGCCGCGGCGCAATTAAACCGCGAGACCGAGAAGGGCACCGACAACCGGCCCCGCATGTCGCACCTGCGCGAGTCCGGCGCCATCGAGATGGACGCCGACATCATTTCCCTGCTCTACCGCGAAGCCTACTACGACACCGAAGCCGACCAGAGCCTGCCGCAGGAGTGCGAGCTGATCATCGCCAAGAACCGCAGCGGCGAGACCGGCGCGGTTCCGCTGCTCTGGCGCCCGACGCTCACGCGCTTTGATTCGCTGGAGCTGAACCGCACGTCCGACGAACCCGCGCACGAATACGGCGCGTCCGAGTTCTTTCCCATCGATCCCAAACTCACTGCAGCACTCGCCGAATGATCAACTCACGTCAGAAAGGCGCCACGTTCGAGCGCGAGGTCGCCAAGGCATTCACCGCTGAAGGCTTCCCGGCCAAGCGCGGCGCGCAGGTCAGTCAGGGATCTTGGGGATTGTCCGCCCCTGACGTGATCGTTCCTTCCGTTCCTGACTGGCATTTTGAGTGCAAGCGGCATGGACGCGCCCGCTTTGATCTTGATGCCGCCATTTGCCAAGCCCGCCGCGATGCCAACAAGGATCTTGGCGAAGGCCAATACAAGAACTCGGCAGTCATTCACCGCAAGGATCACTGCGACATGCTTGTGACCATGACCATGCGCGACTTCTGCGCACTACTCCGCGAGTCCTCTTTCGTTAGGTAACACAAACACAACACAACACAAAAACACACACAAACAACATGGCTAAACTAACAGCACCAAAAACATCGGCGACCGCCAATCTCGGCGAGCCGCCGCCAAAGGGTATCCACCTCGCCGTCTGTCTCGACGTGGTGGACACGTTTAACGACCGCGTCCTCAAATACGGCAAGCAATACGGCTCCGAGAACGAGGACGACTACGAATACAAGAACCGCGAGCGGTTCATCTTCGGCGTCAAGTGCAAGGACGGCTCGCTGCGCAAGATCAGCAGCAAGCCCATGCCGATCAGTCTGCATGAGAAGTCCGGCTTGCGTAAGTTCCTCACGTCATGGCTTGGCGAGAGCCCGAAAGACGGCCTCGACACCGCCACACTCAAGGGCAAGGGCGCACAGCTCACGCTCGTTGAGGAGCAACGCGGCGACAAGACCTACATCAACATCGACTCCATCTCGGAAGTAATGGACGAGCTGAAGGCCAAGGTTCCGAAAGTTGAAGACTTCGGAAGCAACGACAACGAAGGCGCCGAAATCCCGTTCTAACCATGAGCATCCTCACCAAGAAGGAACTCCAGAAGGCCGGGTTCACCTGTCTCTCAGGCCCCTACGCGGCCAACGAGGAAGACATGCTGCACAAGGCGATGAAGGACGCCATCGGCAACAACAAGGAAGTCCGCCTCTGCGAAGCAGGGCACTACAAGGGCTACTTCCTCTACCAAAAAAGCAAGCTGCTCAAATAGCAACCACAGGGAGCGGCGCTCGTTCGGGCCGCTCCCCTCTCCTCTCACACAGTTATGGCAATTCTCGTAGAAAACAAAAACATGGGCGGCGGCCACTGGTATCAACCGGACGGCACCCCGCTTCACCAGGTTCCCAAAGCAGACGGCAGCGGCATGCGTGACACCACGTTGGCCGATGCCAAAAAGCTCGGGCTCCTGCCCTCCGTCACCGGCATCACCGACATCATCGCCAAGCCGGCGCTAATGAACTGGAAGGCGTCACAAGTCGCCGCTGCCGCCTTTGAAAACCCGCCCAACGGCGAAGAGTCGATGGAATACTTCATCGAGCGAGTCATCAACGCCAGCCACCAGCAAGTTGCCGGGGCCGCCGATCTTGGCAGCAAGGTGCATGATGCCTTGGAAAAGCTCCTCACCGAAGGCCCTGACGCCGTGACCGAGGATATGTGGGCCTATGTCGCCCCTGTCGTCGCGTGGAAGAAGGAAGCCAAGATCACCTACGCCGAGATCGAAAGCGTCCTGGTCAACGTGGAATACGGCTACGCCGGACGTTGCGACGTGCTCGGTCACGATGCCAAGGGCGGTCCTGTCGTTATTGACTACAAGACCCGCAAAACAAAGCCCAAGCAGGCATGCAAGCCCTACGACACGCAGGGCATGCAACTCGCCGCCTATGCCGTCGCCCACTACGGCGAGGACATGCTGCCGCAGGTTAAGGCGTGGAACGTCTACATCAGCACCACCGAAGTCGGCCGCGTCGAAGGCTACCAGCATGAATCGCTGCTCCCGCATTGGGAAGCCTTCAAAGCCGCTGCCGTCTTGTGGCGCCACATTAAGGGCTACGACCCGCGCCAGCCGGCGTTTAGCACACTCAAAGAAGCAGCATGAAAAAGCCCCGCCGCTTCACCGTCCGCGAAAAGACCTTCGGGTTGAATGTAGAGTTCTATTGTGGAACTCCGCAGCGGACGGCGTTGCGGCGGTGTGTGGCGATTCTTCAGCTAGATCCCAATGATCCCGACAATGCGCCCGACGACAGCGATGCCGCCTGGGCCATGTGCTACGGCAGCCAAGCCGTCGTCTGGGTCGAGGACCCCGAAGACACCGGCTCGCTCGTCCATGAGCTGTATCACGTCGTCTCCGACTTCTTGAAGCACATCACGTCCAGCGACGAGGAGACCGGCGCCTACCTCATCCAATACCTCTTCCGCGAAGCCATGCTTCGCCTCAACAAGAAACCCAAAACCCAACCATGAAAAAAGGACTATACGCCAACATCAACGCCCGCAAAGCCGCCGGCACCAGCCGCCCGAAATCCAAGAGCACCGTCTCGCCCAAGACTTACGCGGCGATGAAGGCCAAACGCGGAGGCTTCAAGGACAAGTAAGCCATGAGCACCCCGCTGGAACAGGCCCGCGCTATTGCCATGGCAAGGCACTTCCTCAGCGACCTGTGCGTTCCCGGCAGAACAAAACGCATCCCGAAACATATCCGCGAAGAAGCCCGCCGCTATCTCAAGCACATGCCCATGTCTTGGGATCTGGAGCACATCGTCAAAGACGACGGGGCGATGCAGCGCATGCAGGAGACAGAGGCATATTGTCGCAAACTTTTTTGGGAGGACATCAAGCGATGAGCGCAGGCAAAGGCGACACCCCGCGTGCGGTGAATGGCGAGGTCTTTCGCCGCAACTACGACCGCATCTTCCGCAAGCCATATCCCGACTGGATATGCGACGAGTGCGGCCGGCTCCACGGCAAGCGGCCCGAGGGCAATCCGTATGGCGCCACCTACCACATCGGCGAGTGCGGTGTGTGCGGCACCGGCGGCGTAGAGGTTACTGAATGCCGGGACTTCGGGCATCTCAAGGAAGGATGGGACAAATGACCAGCGCCGTCCTTATCGCCCTAGTTGGCTTCGCCTATTTCGCCGTGGCCGTGGATCAGGCGCTTATCCAGCACAACTTTTGGAACGGTCTCATCTGGTTCGGCTACGCCGTCGCCCAGATCGGTCTTTGGCATATCACCGTTCAGCCATGATTTATGAAAAAATATAGCGTTATGACTCCCGAGATTGAAGACATCGACAAAGCGATCACGGCCCTCAAGGTCCGCCGACAGAAACTTGTTGATCGGGAGGTCAAGAAGAAGGCCGACGCCCTGTGCGCGGAAATGCGCAAGCGCAAGAGCAAATGAATTTCAAAGCGACAGACGCGAGTATTGCGGCGCTAGGAGGCACTTGCCCCGGTAGTGACATAACCGCTCGTCCCGTAACCGCAAGAAAAGCGGGACCTGTCGCCCTTTATCTATGATCGCTTTCTGTCCAGACAGAGACCGCGTCTACGTTGACGGCATCCCCTGCCCTTGCCGCACCTACGTCTATTGCAAAAACGGCGGCGGCGAAAACGACTACATCAGCGTCATCCGCGAGGACAACGGCCGCCCTTTTACCGCACGCCTAGACCAGATCGCCTTTGCGCCGAATCCGACGCTGGACATTGCCGACTCTTCTGACGCCTAGAAAGCACACAACCGCACACATGATCGACACCGACCAAGCCGACCATGAGACGTTCTTGAAGCATCTGGACGCCTCGCACGATGCCGTCTGGCATGCGGCGCGTTGGCTACAAGGTCGCGGGCATCAAGTCGTGGTCACACCGACGACCAAGAGCAAGACGCACGGCGAGTGGAAGCAGCACGCGGATTCCGGCGACCTGTATTTGCAGCAA